GTGAAACGCGTCGTGAAAACACTGGCCGAGGCCGCGCCCGATATCCACGATGGCGACCTCTTGCTGTTCCGCCGCCGGGGGCTGATTGCGATTGCGGGTCGGGGTGAGCACGCGCACGCCGCCAAGGCGGTCCGCTGGGGCGACGACCTGTACTGCGTCGAGGTCCGCGAGTGGCACGGCGGCCGGGCGGTGACGCTCGCCAGCCAGGTGGGGCGCTACCCCGGCCGCATCGACGTTTTCGCCGCCAACCCGCGGCGGCGGTGGCCCGAGTACGACCGCGCCGCCGCCGCCCGCTACATGCGGCGGCTGGCGGGCTGCGACTACGGCTACGCGGCCGTGCTGCGGGCGGCGCTCTTGCACTTGCCCGTTGTGCGGGCGCTCGTCAGGCCCCAAACCGAGGACGATGCGGCCAAAGACGACGCGTCGGACCAGCGGCCGCCGTTCTGCAGCCAGGCGTGCGCCATGGCCGACCGCGTTGCGGGCGGGGTCGACCCGACGCCGCACTTGGCCGACCGGCTGACCGAGCCGGCCGATCTGGCCCGCAGCCCGTTCTACGAGTACCGATTCACCCTCTGTGGAGGCGATCAATGACCCGACGACGCAACAGTCGCCGCGAGTTCGAGTTGGCCGTGCTGGTCGCCCTGACCGTGGCCGCCGCGTTGGCGATCGTGGCGAGCTGCCGCGGGCAGTGTCCCGGCGGCGTCTGCCCCGCACCTAATGCTCAGCGGCCGCCGCAGCGGCCAATACAGTGGAGCGAGGTCCAGCTCGGACCGCTGCTGTCGGCGGCCATCTGCCGCGTGACGAATCACCACGATGGCCACCACGCCGGCAGTGTGGAGCTCGGCACAGGCACGCTGATCCGCGGCCGCGACGGCCGGCCCTACGTGCTGACCTGCAGCCATTTGTTTGACGCCGGCGTCGGGCGGATGACGGTGCGATTCGCCGGCGGGGGAGAGACGCCGGCCTCGATTGTCGCCCGCGACACGGCGCACGATGTAGCGTTGCTGGCGACGAACGCGGCCGCCACGCCGGTTGCGCACGCCGAGTACCAGAACGACCGCACGCTGGTCGCCGCCGGCCTGGGAGGCGATGGTCGCCTGCGGGCGGTGCGCGGCGACGCGGCCGGCAAGTCCACGCCTAACGGGGCCCGCTACCCGAGTGTCGTGATGCACGGCGCGGTGCGGCCGGGCGACTCCGGCGGGCCGCTGCTCAATGCCGAGGGGCACGTGATCGGCGTGGTGTGGGGCGCCCGCGGGAAGACGACCTACGCGACGGTCGGCGAGCCGCTCAGGGAGCTGCTGGAGCGGCTGCCACCAATTGAAGCGACGCCGCACGAGCCACGCGTCGCCGCCAACCCGCCCCAGATCGCACCGCCTCCCGAGTGCCGCTGCGAATGCCAGTGCGCCGGCGACTGCGTGCAGCGCGGCGACCTCGACCGCTACGCCACGCTGGCCGACCTCCAGCGGATCGGCGTGCAGGGCGAGCGGTCACCGCCGCCCGCCGTTGACGCGGGGGGTGGGCACGGCGATTTGCTCTCGGGCGTGCTCGCCGCAGCGGCGACGGCGCTCGGCATCGGCGGTCCCGCAGGGGTGGCGTTGTTCGCCGCCAAGTTGCTGCTGCGGCGCCGCACCTCGCGATCGAGTCAGAGCCGCGGCCAGGGAGGTCCGCGCCGCGGCAGGTTTCCGCGCAAACCGGCAACGCCCGACCGACCAGCAGCAGTACGAGTGGAGCCAGCAAGAGAGCCGCCCGATCGCCGTTGACACCCCTCCGCCGCCCCCGGCCGTAAGGCGCGAGACGCACTACGTCCCCTACGAGAACGACCGCTTCGCTCGCGCGCACCAATGGGCCAGCGAACAGGTCGCCCGCAAGTTCCCCGGGGCGGTGGAGGTTTTGACCACGCTGGACTCGTTGATCAAGCAGCAGATGAACGGGAGTGACAGCTAATCCCCCTCCCCGGCAGGGGGAGGGGTTAGGGGAGGGGGCAGAGTTTTCCGGTAGTTGGGGCTTCCCTGTACGAGCTCCCAAAGGATAAGCCACAGGCGTGGATTGTGGTCCTCCAACCCCCTCCCTCAATCCCTCCCCCTGCCGGGGAGGGAGGACACGCTTGCGACCCGTGAGCTCGCCAACTACTTCGCACGACCCACAGCACTTCACCCAACAAGGAATCAACCATGCCAATCACCAACACCGATGCGGTCCTGTGGTACAACGTCGGCGTCTTTGGCGACGCCGGGTACGCGGTGCCCAATTGGTCGAACGACGTCGGCAGCCTCAATCCGCAGGTGCTCGACTGGGTCGAGCTGGTGGGACGCAACCTGTTCCACATCATGCACCACGAGGACGCCGACCTGCGGATCCCGCCGTCGATCAACACCTGCAAGCGGGTGCACAAGCTGTACCTCCGCGCGGCAAACATCCTGGCCGGCAGGGCCGTGCCCGCGGGCGTCGACAACATGGAGGTCCGCCACGCCCGGCCCGCCGGCGAGGTGTTCCGCGTCTACCCGGTGCCGTACTTCAAGGTCCGCAACCCGTTCCTGCGGCGGTGGGCGGGGCTGATCTTGGTGTCGCTTTCCGAGGCCATGCAGCACACCGAGAACCGCAAGGAGATGGAAATCTCCACTGCGTTCGCCGGCACGGTCGGCCAGTACGTGCGGCGGGTCTACACCAACATGGCGATCGAGCTGTTCGGCAAGACCCGCGAGGCGGCCATCGCCGACGGCTTCGCGCTGACCGACGCCGACCTCGCCGCGTACAACCCCGGCGCGTTCTTCACCTCGACCGAGATGGTCGACACCGTGCCGCGGCTCGACCGCGTGTTCACCGAAGACCGCCTCGAGGTCCTGGCCGAAGGGATCTCCGTCACCGAGCTCCCCGCCGACATCGGCCCGTGGCCGACCAACCTGACCAACTTCTACAGCGGCGTGCGGAGCGATGGTGTGATGCCGGGGGCGACGAGCGGCGGCAGTGGCGCTACCGCTGCGCCGATCATCCCCCCGGCGCCGTAACGGGAATCCCCCTCCCCTGAAGGGGGAGGGGTTAGGGGAGGGGGTAGTTTGTCCGTTAATACACGCCTTCCTGTACTAGTCCACGGCCTTTCTGACAGGCGTGCCGCTAGGTAATTCCTCACCCCACCTCCGACCCCTCCCCATCGAGGGGAGGGGGGACACGCTCGCAACTCGTGTACTCACTTCACCCCCTCCCACAGTGTTTTCGAAAAGCGGGCTCCCCCAGAGGGGGAAGGGACTAACGACGGCGAGGCGTAGCTCGCCGGCTACTCCAACCAACTCACACCCATGACCCGAGTCACCCACGACCGCGTGCGGCTGGCGCCTGCCGACTGGGGCGGGCTCTGCTCGCTCGCGTTGACCATTGCGATGCTCGTCGGCGCGACGCTCTACAAGGTGCACGACGCCGCGGCGGCGGTGCGGGCGCGGCAGGCGCGGATCGACGCCGAGCTCTCGCACCTCGACACGCAGGTCAAACGCCTGCAGCAGGACGTGCGGCTGCTATTGAGAAAGGACGAACCATGAACGTACGCGACCGCGTGACCGAACTCCGCCGTGTGCCGGCGGGCTGCCTCACGCCGCACCCGCTCAACTGGCGGACCCACCCCCAGGGGCAACGGGCGGCGATGCAGGCCGTGCTGGGCGAGCTCGGCTACGCCGCCGCGCTGGTCGCCCGCGAGCTGCCCGACGGATCGCTGCAGCTGATCGATGGGCACCTGCGGGCCGAGGTGACGCCCGACGCCAGCGTGCCGGTATTGCTCGTCGACCTCGACGACCTGGAGGCGGCCAAGCTGCTCGCCACGCACGACTCCATCGCCGCGCTGGCCGGCGTCGACCGGGAGTCGCTCGACGAGCTGCTCGGCCGCGTCGAGACCGAGAGCCCCGAGCTGCAGGCGGTGTTCGACGGGCTGGCCGCGCAGGCAAACCCGACCGGCGTCGACGTGCCGGCCAACCTGCCTGACCTCGACATCCCCGAGACCTACCAGGTAGTGGTCGACTGCCGTGACGAGGCCGAACAGTTTGAGGTGTACCAAGCCATGCGAGAGGAGGGACGCAAATGCCGCGTGTTGACGCTGTAGTTGAGTGCCCGGTGCACGACTCGTTCCGGGTGCAGCAGGCCGCAGGCTTGTTCGACGTGCCGCTCGGCGAGCGGGCGAGCGAGCGGTTCACGGTCGAACTTCCCGACCTGGCAGACGACTGGCAGATCGGCCTGATTGTCGGCCCGTCAGGAAGCGGCAAGACGACCGTCGCCCGCCACGCGTACGGCGAGCGGCTATTCAAGTCGGCCGACTGGCCGGCCGACCGCGCCGTGGTCGACGCCTTTGACCCGTTGCCGGTCCGCCAGACGGTTGGCCTGTTCACGGCCGTCGGGTTCAGCTCGCCGCCGTCATGGGTCAAGCCGTATCGAGTTCTATCGCGGGGGGAGCAGTTCCGCTGCGACCTGGCCCGGGCATTGGCCATTGCGGATTGCAGATTGGGGACTGTGGATTCATCGGATTCTGCCCCAATCAAATCCGCCATCCGCAATCCCCAATCCGAAATCCCCCTGGTCGTGTTCGACGAGTTTACGAGCGTCGTCGACCGCAACGTGGCGCGGGTCTGCTCGGCGGCGGTGGCGAAGGCAATCCGCAGCGGGCGAGTGCAGAAGCGGTTCGTCGCCGTGACCTGCCACTACGACGTCGCCGCGTGGCTGACGCCGGACTGGACGCTCGACATGGCCGACTGCCGGCTGGCTCGGGGGTGTCTTCGACGACCGCGCATCCGATTGGAGATCCATCGCTGCCGGCTGGAGGCGTGGCGGCTGTTTGCGCGGCATCACTATCTGACTGGCTCGCTCGCCCCGCAGGCCCGCTGCTACCTGGCGACCTGGGATGGAGCGCCGGTGGCGTTCTGCGCGACGCTGCCGGTGATCGGCCGCAAGGGGCACCGGCGGTTCACGCGGATCGTCACGCTGCCGGACTACCAGGGGATCGGTATCGGCTCGCGCGTCGTCGAGGCGGTCGCGCAGCTCCACCGCGAGGAGGGCCTGCGGATCAGCGTCACCAGCAGCCACCCGGCATTGATCCAGCATTGCAAGGCGTCGCCCTACTGGCGGACTTCGAACGTGAAACGCAATCGCCAACGCCACGCCGGCACGCACCTGCACCCCAACTACCGCGACTGCACCGGCCGGATGGTGGTGTCGTTTGAGTACGTCGGTCCCACGGCTGGCGCCGTGGGCTGTTCACCATCCAAACCCGAATTGCGTAGCCAACCAAATCCTAGCCCACGGCGCCAGCCGTGGGACTGAACGACATCGCACACAAATGCCAGAACTAACCGAACAACAGAAGCAAGACCTCTGCAACCTAGCCGCGGTCGGCTGCCGCCGCGAGACCGCCGCGCGGTTCGTCGGCCGCACCGTGGCCGAGATTGCCGAGGTCACGGAAGCCGATCCCGAGTTCGCGGTGCGGCTATGCCGTGCTGAGGCGACCGTCGAACTCGCCCACATGCGGTGTGTGCAACAGGCGATCCGGGACGAGAAGAACTACCGCGCCGCTATCTGGTGGCTCGAGAACGCCGCGCCCGAGGGCTACCTCCGCCGCACGACCGACGCGCTCAGCCGGGCCGAATTGAACAAGCTGCTCGCGGCGATTATCGCCGCCATCGAGAGCGAGGTGGCCCGTCCCGAGGAGCGTGACGCGCTCGCCGGGCGGCTCAGCGAACTCACCACGCAGCAGGACGACATCATCAAGGAGGGGCGTTCATGACAACCATCGGAGCATCCTTCCGGCCGCCTGGCTGGACCTCGCAGCGGGTCACAAGGGCGCTGCAGCAGGTCGCGCGAGCGGTGGCGGCCTCGGCGGCTGCGGTCCGTTCGGCAGACGCCGACGCGTCGCTCGACCTGCTGGCGTGGGGGCAGCGGTACCTGCCGCTGCATTTTTCCAAGCCGCCATCGGCCATGCACCGTTGGCTGGCCGAGCACGCCGACGCGATGCAGGCCAGCCGCGGCGCGAAGGTCAACCTAATCGGCCCCCGCGGCGGCGCAAAGAGCACGGTCGGCACGCTGGCGGCGGTGCTGCGGGCGGCGGTCACGGGGCGCGAGAAGTACATCTGGATCGTGTCGGCCACGCACAGCCAGGCCCACAACCACCTGGCGAACCTCAAGCACGAGCTGACCGACAACCGGCGGCTGGCGGCGGCCTACCCGGCGGCGACCGGGCCTGCCAAATGGTGGCGAGCGTCGTCAGTGCGGCTGGGGAACGATGTCGTGATCGAGGCGTTCGGCGTCGGCCAGCGCCTGCGGGGCCGCCGGATGGGCGCCGCGCGGCCAAGCCTGATTGTCTGCGACGACCTAGAGGACGACCGCCACATCGCCTCCGCCGCGGCCCGCGACGTCAGCCGGCAGTGGTTCTTCGGCACGCTGCTCAAGGCGGGGGCCGCGGGCACAAACGTCATCAACCTGGCCACCTCGCTGCACCGCGACGCACTCGCCCCGCGGCTGCACCAGACTCCCGGCTGGGCGTCGCGGGTGTTTGCGTCGATCGAGGAATGGCCCACCGAACAAAATCTCTGGGCCGAGTGGGAGCGGCTCTACTGCCTGCCCGACGAGGACGCCGCTCAGCAGGCCGCCGTGTACTACGAAGCGAACCGCGACGCGATGCACGCCGGCGTGCGGGTGCTGTGGCCCGAGTCGGAGGACCTGCTCGCGCTGATGCGGCAGCGGGTCGAGGGGGGCGTCACGGCGTTCGAGCGCGAGAAGCAGGGCTGCCCGATCGACCCCGAGCGGTGCGAGTGGCCCGCCGAGTACTTTGGCGAGCACGCCTGGTTCGACGACTGGCCCGACGGCCTGCGGCTGCGGGTGATGGCGCTCGACCCGAGCAAGGGCGGCGACGCCCGGCACGGCGACTACTCGGCTTATGTGCTGCTCGGCGTCGGCCCCGGCGGTGTGCTGTACATCGACGCCGACCTCGCGCGACGGCCGACCGCGCAGATGGTGGCCGATGGTGTGGGGCTGCTCGAGTCGTTCCGCCCGCGGTCGTTCGGCGTTGAGGCCAACCAGTGGCAGCAGCTCCTGGCGGCCGAGTTCCAGAGCGAACGCGCCCGCCGCGGCCTCTTGGGCCAGGCGATCGCCGAGATCCACAACCACACCAGTAAGGCGATGCGGATCCGCCGGCTCGGCCCGTACCTGTCGCAGCGCCGCTTGCGTTTCCGCCGCGGCTCCCCCGGCGCCCGGCTGCTGGTCGAGCAGCTGCAGGACTTCCCCCTCGCCAGCCACGACGACGGCCCCGACGCCCTCGAGATGGCCGTGCGGTTAGCAGAGGAAATCTGGCAGAGCGGGTAATGGGGCGACTTCAGAGCCTGTATGAATTACCGCCGCGACGCGGCGCAAAATCCCCCTCCCCTGTAGGGGGAGGGGTTAGGGGAGGGGGCTGAGTTGTCCGTTAGGGGCCGTAGTCCTGTGCCAAAAGCAATCGCTTGGCGCGTAGGCGGTCCGCTGTGGTGAGGCCAACCCCCTCCCTCAATCCCTCCCCCTGCCGGGGAGGGAGGACACATTCGCAATCCCTGCTCCTGCGTTCCCCGGCGAGGCGTAGCTCGCCGGCTATTTCCCATCGTCGACTAGGAGTTGCTCAATGCCCAACGACATCAACACCACCCTCAACCAACTCCGCAGCCGGCTCTCGGAAGCCTGCGGCGACCTGTGGCACGACTTTGTCGATCCCCGCGACGCGTACGCCGGCGAGGACGGCGAGTGGTGGGCGCCGCTGGTCGCTAGCGGCGGCGGTGGGCAGCGTGTCGACACGCCGCTCGACGAGCACGGCCTGGCCCGCCTGCGGGACGAGTGCCGGCGGCTGGCGGTGCACAACGAGTTCGCGATCAACGGCCACGAGAACCGCGTCAATTACATCGTCGGCGCGGGGCACGTCTACCTGGCGACGCCGCGGAAGGGCCGCCACGCGCCCGACGCCTTGGCGGGCCGGGTGCAGGCGGTGCTCGACGAGTTCCAGCACGAGAACCGCTGGCACAGCCGCCAGCAGGAGGTGGTCCGCCGCCTCGACCGCGACGGCGAGGCCTTCCTGCGGTTCTTCACCGCCGGCGGCGTGACCCGGGTGCGGGTGATCGAGCCCGACCAGGTCGCCGCGCCAGAGCGGGCCCGGCACGACCCGCGGGCGAGGTTTGGCGTCGTGACCGAGCCGGGCGACGTCGAACGCGTGCAGGGCTACTACGTCGACGGCCGCTTCGTGCCGGGCGGCGAGGTGCAGCACCGCAAGGCGAACGTCGACGCGAATGTGCGGCGCGGCCTGCCGCTGTACGCCGGCGTGCGGAGCAACCTCCGCCGGGCCGAGCGGCTGCTGCGGAACATGAGCGCGGTGGCCGAGGTGCAGTCGGCCATCGCCCTGATCCGCCGGCACCGCACCGGCACGCGGACCGGCGTCGAGCAGTTTGCCGACCAGGCCGCGTCCAGCACGCGGACCGACGCCGGCGGCCGCACCGAGCGGATCACGCAGTACGGCCCCGGCGCGATCCTCGACGCGCCCGCCGGGCTGGAGTACGAGTTCCCCGCCACCGGCATCGACGCGTCACGCTTCGTGGCGGTGCTGCAGGCGGAGCTGCGGGCGATCGCCGCGCGGCTGGTGATGCCGGAGTTCATGTTCACGAGCGACGCGTCGAACGGCAGCTACGCGTCGACGATGGTCGCCGAGGGCCCGGCGGTGCGGATGTTCGAACGGCTGCAGGCCAACCTGATGCAGGACGACTGCGAGGTGATGTGGCGGGTGATCGACAACGCCGCCAGGGCAGGGCGGCTGCCCCGTGATGTCCGGCAGCAGATCGAGATCCAGATCACCCCGCCGTCGCTGCACGTGCGTGACCCGCTGAAGGAAGCCCAGGTGAACAAGATCGCCCACGCGGCCGGCGTGCTTTCGCCCCAGACTTGGAGCCAACGGCTGGGGTTGGACTACGACCAGGAGCAGATGAACCTAAAGATGCACGAGCATCGAGGGGAGCAATAGCTAGTCGCTGCGCAGCAGCGGCGGCGGCGGCCGTAGTCCTCCTCCCCTAAAGGGGGAGGGGCTAGGGGAGGGGGCTGAACGTTCAGAACGTGGACGCGTTCCTGTACCAGCCGGTGTCCTTACGCCCTCGTCAGGAATGAGACATCGCGATTTGCGACCCGACCCCCTCCCTTGGTCCCTCCCCCTTCCGGGGAGGGAGATAGAAGCTCGCCGCTTCGCGGCTTGCTCTGATGCAGCAGTCACTTGGATTCACTCATTCACTTCGAGAGAAGCTCCACTTGCAAACCCAAACCCGGGGCCCCGGCGAGGCGTAGCTCGCCGGCTATTTTGGGTCGTTCTTGTACCCTCAAGCAAGGCCTCCACAAGATGTAGAAACGCCTACTTCTTTGTAGAAAAGAGCCGCGCGATGCAGAGAATAGAGAGCATGAGAACCACCCAAATGACAACACGATCGCGGGCGGAAAAAATCGGTCAGGCCCAGGTGGTGCTGACCGAGGTGTTGAGCAAAATCGCCCGGCCGGGGTACTTCGGCGTGGCGACCCTGACGGTTCACCTGCAGGACGGACACGTGCAGCAGGTGAAGGTGATGACTGAAAAGCAGATCAAGGTTTAACTCCCACTCCCTCCCCCTCTGGGGGAGGGCCGGGGTGGGGGCGCCCTGCTAGTGAGCATGACCCTTTGGTCCTAAAGCAGAGATCGGCCATGTAGCCAACGCACCCCCTCCCTAAACCTCCCCCAAAGGGGGAGGGGATTACTTAACGGTATCGAACGAGCCTGACCCAACTCAGGCATCCCCTTCGAGCCCACCCTGGCGCCCACGCGGCGCCTCGGTGGGCTTTTTTTGTGCCCCGAGCGAGGAACCCAATGCCCGAGACTTCTTCCCACCCCAACCCGCTGCAGGAGTTCGTCGACTCGCGCGACCAGCCGCTGCGGCTCGACCGCGCGGCGAGCGTGCTGCGGGGCGTCAAGCTGCTGGGGCTGCAGAGCCGCAACCAGCGGGAGTACCGCGAGGACGCCCTCCGCCGCGCGATGACGCTGTACGAGGGAGCCCGCGTGAACGTCAACCACCCTGCGGGCGACCCGCTCGCGCCGCGGGACTACCGCGACCGCCTGGGCGTGATCCGCGGGGTGGAACTGCGGACCGGCGAGGGCCTGTTCGGCTCGTTGCACTTCAATCCGAAGCACCCGTTGGCCGAGCAGCTCGCCTGGGACGCCGAGCACGCGCCGCACAACGTCGGGCTGTCGCACAACGTGCTCGCCCGCACATCGCGGCACGACGGCCGCACAGTGGTCGAGTCGATCGAGCACGTGCAGAGCGTCGACCTGGTGGCCGACCCGGCGTCCACCGCGGGCTTGTTCGAGCACCAGTCGCCAGCCGCTCCGGGTGACACGAACGCCGAACTCGAGCAGCAGGTCGCCGAGCTAACACAAGCGGTCGAGCGGGCCGAGCACTCCGCGCGGGTCTACCGGCTGCTGGCCGAGCACGGCCTGCGGCCGTCTACCGGCGCCGGCAAAGAAGGCGTCAGTGGCGGCGCCGCTGTCAGCGAGGCCTTTATCGCCGCGCTGCACGCGACCCGCGACCCTGCCGCACTAGAGCAGCTTGTGGTCGACCGGGCCCGGCTGCTCGACGAGGCGACCCGGGAGAGCTTCGGCCCGATGACGCTGTCGCGAGAGCAGCCGCTGCTCGGCGAGTCGGCGCCCGAGCCGGTCAGCACCGGCGACTTTGTCCGGGCGATCACGCGTTCCAAGTAGCCGCTGGTTCTCCGAGCCGGCGGCAAACGCGGAGGAGCCGCGGCGCTTAGCAATGACCCCTGTTTTGTCTTCTACGAGAGGAGCCCCTTCTATGGCGAACACAATGCGATGGCGCTACGGCGCAACCAACCCCGTGGTGCTGGCGGTCGACTCGGCGACCGTCATCGAGATTGGCGACCTGGTGTATCTCGCCACCGACGACGCCCGTCCGGCTGGCGACCAGCTCGACCAGGGGACCGAGTCGCTCAACCAGCAGACGCTGCACGCCGAGTTTGCCGGCGTGGCGATGCAGCACAGCGCCGCGGGCGACACCCAGCCGATCCGCGTCGCGACGACCGGCGTGTTCGATTTCCCGTGCGACGCGGCGACCTTCGAGGTCGGCGACCTGATCGGCCCGATCGAGAACGCCGCCGGCGACGCCCTCGAGAACCAGAAGGTCAAGGCCGTGGCCGGCATCGGCGCTTCGGTCGGCCGCTGCGCCGCCCGCGCGCCCGACGCCGCCACCCGCGTGCTGGTCGACGTCGTCAGCAGCCTGATGCGCGGCGGCGTGCAGGCCGTGGCGTAGTTCACAACAAATCCCCCTCCTCTTGATGGGGAGGGGCTAGGGGAGGGGTGAGGACCCGCGAGGCAGGTCAGCCTTGAGTGCTTGTTTGGGCAAACCACGTCCGAACTTCTCCCCCCACCCTAACCCTCCCCACGAGGGGGAGGGGATGGACATCTTTCATTTCTATCAGGAAACAAACCTATGCTGAACTATCGCGAACTCAAACGCCGCTACGACCTCGACGGCCCGCAGCAGACGGTCGAGCACCTCACCACCGCGCTCGAGGAGCAGCAGCTCCGCCCCGAGGACTTCAGCCTGCGGGACCTGGCCGAGGCGCTCGTGCCCGACGGGCGCGAGTGGGTCCGGACGCTCGACCCGCGGGCCGACTCGGTCAGCCTGCGAGAAGCCGGCGACGGCGTCGACGTGACCGCCTTCCAGAATGTCGCGGGCCAGGTGGTGCGGTCGAAGGTGCTGGCCGCCTACCAGCAGGAGGCGTTCGTCCTCTCCAAGCTGGTCGACACCATTCCGACGCGGCTCGACGGCGAGAAGATCCCCGGCGCGACCCGCGTCGCCGACTCGATCGACCAGGTCGAGCCCGGCATGCCGTTCCCGAGCCTCGGCTTCGGCGAGGACTACATCGAAACGCCCTCGACCTCCAAGCGTGGATTCATCGTGCCGGTGACCCGCGAGGCGGTCTTCTTCGACCGCACCAACCTGGTGCTCTCCCGGGCGGCCGAGGTGGGCGAGATCCTCGGACTGAACAAGGAGAAGCGGCTGCTCGACCTGCTCGTGGGCGTCACCAACAACTACAAGCACAACGGCGTCGCGTACGACACGTACCAGGCGAGCACGCCGTGGGTCAACGAGCTGACGGGCAACGCGCTGGACGACTGGACCAACGTCGACGCGGCCGAGCAGCTGCTGGCGGACATGCTCGACCCGGCGACCGGCGAGCCGGTGCTGCTGGGCGCGACGCACGTGCTGGTGATGCCGGCCTACCGGCACGCGGCGCACCGCGTGTTCAACGCGTCGGAGATCGCCTACACCGGCTCCGGCAGCGGCACGACCACCAGCGCGGCCAACCCGCTGGGCAACTACACGGTGAAGGAGAGCCGGCTGGCCTACCGACGGGTCATTGCTGCGGGCGAGGCGGCAGCCGACGCCAAGAAGTGGTGGTTCCTGGGCGACCTACGCCGCGCGTTCGCCTACATGGAGAACTGGCCGATCACGGTCACCCAGGCGCCGGTCGGCAGCGAGGCCGAGTTCACCAACGACATCATGCTCCGCTTCAAGGCGAGCGAACGCGGCGCCGCCGCGGTGCTCAACCCGCGGTACGTCGTGAAGTGTACGGGCTAGGTCGAGCGTTGAACGCGGCCGAGTAGTTTGCCCTACGGAATCCCCCTCCCCTGAAGGGGGAGGGGTTAGGGGAGGGGGCTAAACGTTCAGGACGAGAACGTGCTCCTGTACTCGATGCTTTTTACGGCACTCGTCAGGAATGGGACATCGCGCTACACGACCCGACCCCCTCCCCCATAAAGCCAGAATTGGCCCTCCCCCTTGGGGGAGGGAGATGAGTTCGCGCCGCTGCGCGGCTTGCTGCGATTGGCAATGCCGCGTTGAATCGCACCTTCCGCCTTCGATGACGTTTGCTCGCTGATCCTCACCCCACCCCCCAGCCCCTCCCCATCAAGGGGAGGGGAGCTAATCCCTTCCTCCCCCATTGGGGGAGGGGATTTTTAAGGAGCCCGACTCATGCCAACCGACGCGACCCAACTCCAAACCATCCGTCAGCAGACGCTGGACCTGATTGAGGAGATCCGATTGAACCCCAAGCCGACCTACTGGCTCGACGGCCAGCGGGTGCACTGGCAGGAGTACGTCGAGTCGCTCGAGCGGTCGGTCGACTGGTGCGACAAGAAGCTGTTCGAGTGCGAGGTGTTTGAAATCCGTAGCCAAGGAGTCTGTCGCTGATGACCGTACTGAATGCAGAAGCTGATTTTGCGAGCGTGATCGATGGCCTGCAGTCGGTCACCGTGCAGCGTGAAGCGGGCGGGTCGGTTGTCGTGGCCGCGGCTCGGCTGGTGAGTCGCGCGGTGGGCGAAGAAGACTCGTCGGGCGGCGGGGTGCTGATCGAAGACCTGGTGTGGGACCTTCCGTGGCCAGACGGCGCCGCGTCGATCGACGTCGGCGATGAGATCGAGCACGGCGCGAGCGGCAGCTGCGTCGTGCTGCGGGTCGAGCAGCGTGGGCCGGGCGTGCGGTACCGCTGCACGGCCCGCGACGTCACCATCAGCGATGCGACCAGCGTGCTGGTGGACCTCGAGAGCCCGGTCTGGGAGGACCTTGGCTCCGGGCCCGAGATCACCGGCTGGACCACGATCGCCGCCGACGTGCCGGCCCACATCCAGCCGGCGGTTGTCGAGCACGACTACAGCGGCGACCCGACCGTGTCGGCCAGCACGTTCACGGTTTCGTGCGAGGCGGTCGACGACCTCGAGCTGTGCGAGCGCGTCGTCGCGGCCGACGGGGCCGAGTACCGCGTCGACCGCGTCCTCGACGACGGCCGCATCGACAAGCTGCCGGTGCTGGAGGTGACCCAGACGGTTGCCGCGAGTTAG